TTGCAGTATAACAACTTCCTTGTCCTACTAACACATTTCCTGCAGATGCAGTTGCAGTAACAACATCTGTTAAACAATTAAGAGATTGTCCAGTAGAATCTGATACTGTTTTCCAACCAGTCGAAGATGGATTCGAGTCATAATATTCAACAACATATGTTTCATTATTATATCTTATTGATCCGCCTTTTAATGTGCTACCTGAAGCACAACGAGAAGCAGTATTACCAGAAGGTAATACCATATTACTACATGTGCCTACTTCTAAATTGCTCGGTGCTGAGCTCGGATATGGTACAATTACTGAAGTCATAGTTAATTCACTCTTTATTGTAATTATTTATCTTTAAGAAATAATGGTCATAAAAAAAGGTACTGCCGAAGCAGTACCTTTTGTAGTAAACCTTAAATGAAAGAAAGGTTTGTTGTATTGATTGCAATCTTTGCGAGATAGTCGCCAGCGTTACCCAAGGACGATGCTGAATTTGAAAGCTCAACATAACCGTACCTGGTTAAGAAACTTACGACTGGTTCGAAAGTTGATGGATCAAGTACAACACCGGAGCTCATCAACGGAACGTATGGGCAATAAAAAGAAGCCGCATCCATTTCGCCTGGTCCTTTATAACCAACAAGAACGTCTGTTGCGTCTGTTGCATAAGCATCAACGTATACACGAACTGAGCTATTAAGAGTACCAACAAACTTAGTGTTTGTAGGTGCTTCAAAAGTACCTTCAGTTGTTCTTGCGAAAGCGGAAGTAGTTGCACTTTGCAATATTGTAAGAGCAGTTGGTGAAACAACTACCCAGTTACCTGCACCACGACGTGTGCGTTGAGCAATCAAGTTAGCGGCTCTGTTTACAAGAACTGCCAAAGCGGCATGCTCGTCACCAACGTATGTGGCTGTACCGGATACTGAACCTTGGTCATATGTACCAATGGCTGTACCGGACAATGTTCTTAAACTGCCAAGAATGTCTTGATCAATTTCAGCAGTAATTTCTTGAGCTAAAGCGGCCATAATTTCTGCTTCAACATCAAGACCATGCTGGGATTGTGCATCCTGTGCGGCTTCAAAAGTCCAACGAGCGGACAGTCTGCGTGACTGAGCTTCGACTGTTTGCTTTAAGACTTGAATGGATAACCTGTTACCGGCTACGCCTTCAAGGTCGGCTGTTGGGCTAGGTGCGGCTGAACTTCCAGGAGCACCTGAATAATTTGTTGCAATATCAAATGGACTAAGAGCTTCTTGACCAGCAGTTGCACCATTATCGGTGTCTGAGTGTCTGACTCTTAATGTATGAATTTGTGCAACGGGTCCACTCATAGGTTGGACTCCGATAATTTCGTTAGCAATAACTGTAGGCATAACCCTGCGGATAACCGGTAAAATAACCTTATTCAATGTCGCAACGTTACCAGCATGTGAAGCACCAGCGGTTGCTGTCTCCATCAACTGGGTACGTGTATTTTCTAAGGTTGTTTCCATGACAACTTTTTTGTTGCCTTGTAGACCGTCGCAGAGAGCCTCTTTTGTTTGTTGCCAATTTGACTCAAAAATTGCGTCTGCCATAATATTTTTCTCCTATTTACTTCATACCTGCTAATTTTTGCAGGTTTAAAATCTCAGCTTTTGCATCGCTGGTATCTGGATTGATGTGGATAGGTTTATTCCCGGTAACCACGGTCCGCCTCGATTGCGTTTCTGATTCTTTTATTTCTTTAGTGTTTTCATTAAGTTTTTGCTTATTCTGCTTTTGAATTTTCTTGGCAGAAATTGCAGTTTCTTCATTTAATACACCAGGCAAGTACTTTTGATAAGAACTTCTAAGTTGATCTGTTTGAACACTTTCTAACAGTTCGTTCATAAGAGCTCTTTTACCCTTTGCCAGTGGGCTTAACAATTCGCTTAAGACTTTTTCCCGTTTCGCGGAATCTTCAGCAATTTTAATTTTTGCATTTGATGTTTTAATTTCATCAATTGCTTTTTGTAGAGTTTCGTTACTTTCACTAAGTTTTGTCTCTAACTCGTCTACCCTGTTTTGGTACTTTTTGACTTCTGTTCCGTCTGCAAGATGACTTGTTAAGAATTCTGCCGCGAAAGACTCAAATATCTTTCTACCAAAGTTGTTCTTTTTGGCTGTTTCAATGTCCTCTTTAAGAGCTCCAATTTCACTCTTTAAAGCACCTGCAACAATGCCTTCAACTTTTTCAGCGGCTTTTTTAACAAAGTCACGTTTTGTTTCAGCAATTAAAGCCTTGCCTTCTTTTACTAACTTAACTCTTTGCTCAACAACCGCCCGTTTATCAACGTGAAATTCATTAAGTTCTTTAGAAATATTCTTAACAATAAAACTTTCCAACTTAGCGAAGTTTTCACCGCTTGTTTGACGATCTGCTCGAAGTTGTTTAACCTCGTTAACAAGAGCTTCAGTTACAAATTTTTCAAGGATACCAGCATGTTCTTTGACAGACTTTGTGTATTTTACACGGCTGTCAACCAAGCCTTTTTTATCCTCTGCAAGTTCTTCAATTTCTGCCTTAATCGCATCAGTAAGCATGTTGTCCATTGCTTCAACAATTTGAGATTTATCATGCTCATATCGTTGACTAAACTCTTCACGCAATTCAGCTTTCATAGCTTCTTTTTGTTCTGTAAGTTTAGTATCCCATGCTTCCTGAATAGATGTCCTTGCATCCTCGGAGAGTGCCTCGGAACTTAACAGGTCCTCTATTGCATTATTAGCCATATATATTCTCTCCTACTTACTGAGTTCATTTATAAACCCAACTATTTGTTTCTGTAAATGCGATTGAGCTCGCCTATCGTGCGTTGTCGCTTCTGCCAATCTAGTTAAAACATTAGCACCTTGCATATTTTGTAAAGCCTCGTAAATTGGCTTTGGATATGCGTCTGGGGCACTAGGCTGAGCAACAATATCTACAGTTACAATTTCAAAATCACTTACTTTACCTCCTTCAGAAACATTACCGCTTCCTCTTGAGCTTACACCAAGTTTAACACCTGATTCAAGTAAGGTCTTTACAATATTGCCCATAGGCGTTGGTAATACTTTAAGTTTACCTACGCCATCTGAGCCTTTCATACTCATTTCAGTAATCATGTGGCTAACACGATCCAAATTAACAGTTAAGTCATCTGGATGATCAGCTTCGCCTAATACTGAAAAACCTGAGTTAATTTTTTCAGACAGTGATTTCACTGCACTGGCAATTTCATTAATTGGATATACTCTTGAATTTTGATTTTTAACATCACCTTGGATGAAAACGCCATTCATGTAAAGATTTTTTGCTGAGCCTTCACTTTCCTGAACGGTTTCAACGTTTATTGCGGCTTGTTCAAAACTCAATTTTTCAATTAATTTCATTGTTTATCCTTAAGATCCCATTGGGCTCTTTTTATTATCTGCATGTTCTGCATTGTCTGCTGACATTGACGAACCTTTAGGTGCTTTATTACCTGGCTGGTTAACGTTTCCTGCAGTATCTTCAGAAACACTACCTACACCATGATCACCTTCTGATCCTGAATTAGCCATATTAACAGCCGATCCACCCATATCATTTTTACTTGCTACGGGAGATTTTTGAGCTCCACCATCGGCACCAACTGGATCACTAGGATCTTTAACTGCTACCATATTAGCGGCTTCTTCGATTTCTTCGAAATCTTCTTCAACTGTTTCAGCAACTCCGTCCTGCTCAACTGATTCCATTTCTTCCATACCATCTTCGGCATCCATGGCATCCATTGGCATTTCGTCGTCCATTGGTGCTTCATCTGCACCGCCGACTAATTCCATAAACTCAGCCTTTAAACGATCTAATGCTTCTTCGGCATCAACAAATGCTTGATCAACTTCTGGGTCTCCAGTGTCTCCACCTTCGTCATCCATTGGCATTGCTTCTTCGTCGTCCATTTCGTCTTCACTATACATTTCTTCTGACTCAATTTCTTCTAAGTCGGAATCAATTTCATTAGTTGCTTCTTGA